ATTATTTTATGTTAGCAAAAATTGTAATGAAATCTTATATGCCTAAAGAATTAGAATTAGGTATGATGTTTATGGGGGCAGACTCTGTATATGCATTGCACAAAATTCCTAATGATATGGAAAAGTATATTGCTTTACATGGAGCTCCTGTTGAACCTTATATTATTGCAGAAATGCAAAATCCTGATGATCAGCCAATTGTATTAGCCACTCCAGACCAATTAGCTTGGTGGGATGAGGGAGAATTTACAGACGAATTAAGAGATATGACTATTGTAGATCTTAATAGTGTATTGTCTGATTGGGATGGATATATAGAAATTGAAACAGAAGAAGGTGATATTCCTACATTATATGAAGGAAAAGTGACCATTTCTGTATGTTTTGAAGAAGATGCTGAAGAAGATGCTTCTTCATTTTTAGAAGATGAAGACCAATTTTGGAACTGGGAATAGATTTTTTAATTAAAAATTAAATAAAATGACGGAAATTAATTTATTTTTAGAAGTTATTGTAGAATTTTTTGTAGCTCTAACTAATTCAATTAAAAATCTTGATACAAAGAAAAAGATTGTAATTAAATTAGTTAATGATCCAAAAGTTCAATCCACTGTGTACCCTTCTCAAACTTATTCTTTTGAGGAGTGGTGTAAAGTTGTTAATGCTTCTTTGTTACATGGAAGAAGCACCAATCATATTGATTGTGATGTGTGAGAAAGCAAGCCCTTAATGCAAAGGTGTTAAGGGCCCTTTTTTATCAATCTTTTCATCAAAAACCCATAATATGCCAAAAGCAACATTAGTTTTTACTTCTAGAAGATTAAATAGAAGCAGAATAAGAGTTTTTACAGCAGATAAAGCAAAAAGATCTGCTATTAAATTCATAGACAAAGTTATGCTGGCAGCAAAAGCAAGCAAAAAAGAATGCTTGTTTAATTAATTAATCAGCCCTCTCATATATAATGGGAGGGCTTAAATTACACACACATGAAAAAATTATTTATTTTATTGCTCATATTACTTTTTAGTAGTATATCAAACGCACAATCATCTTCTTACATATGTTCAAAAACAGAAATCTCTGTTTATAACAACCTATTAGACAAATGGGAAACCAGAGTGGTGGAGGAAGATGCTAATATTAAAATCACAATAGAAAGCAACATTATTATTATCCATGCTAAAGCTAAGAGTATTATTTCTGTAGGAAAAAATATTTCCAAAAAAGAAGAACAAGATTATACAAGTGATATGTTTAATGCTTATGATTATGAATCAGGAGAAACCTGTAAAGTGTGTTTTATTAGGAATAATGTTTCTGGTACACTCACTTTAATGGTATTTAAATCATTAAAATCAAGAGAATTAGCACTTACATATGAATTAAATTAAATATATTATGAATAAAAGAGAAAGACATAAATTATATAAACAATTATTAAAAATAGTTTGTGCAGACCCAGAGGTAAGACAAGGAATATGTTATTATTTAGCAAACTGCACTACTCTTGGAATAACGTTATGCTATCGTATGGAGGAATTATTACCAGAATTATATGAAAAAGCTCCTAAAAAATGGAAAAAAAACTTTTTTTCATACTGGTTTCCTACAACATATGAAGGATGGGAAAAAAGAATAGCTATTATTGAACAATGTATTGAAGAAACAAAATAATTATGAAATATAGAATTTATTTACCAAAAGACAGAGCTTTTTATATTATAGAACATCTTGATGCCTCTTTGTTTAAAATCCTTGAAAAAGAAGGAGAACATAGTTTTTATAAAATGGAATTTGAAATAAAAGATTCTGTAGATTTGTCTTCTTTATTATCAACTATATTTCATTGTGGATTTGAACAAGCATTAAATATTTGAAATATGGCAAAGTTAACAAAAAAAGATAGACACGAATTTTACAAAAAACTGTTAGATTTTACAGTGGAAGATCCAAATCTTGATAATGGAATGTGTTTTTATATACATCGTATAATAATTGACAATTATAAATCAAATACTAAAATTAGAAAATTATATAGAGAATGGAATCACTCTACTACTTATTTTTTAATAGAATGTTTACCAGAATTGTACCATAAAGCTCCTATATTATGGAAAAATTTTCCAAAAGGAAGATATTGGTACTCATTACATAGTAAAAAATATTGGAATATGAGAATAAAACACATTTTTGACTGCGTAAATGAAACAGCATGAGTATATCAGTTAAATACCCCATAATTGGGGCTAAAGTGGTAAGAGGAAAAGATTGGTGTTATGATGAACAAGATGGAGGAGAAGGAAAAACAGGTGTTATAGTAGATAAATTAAAATATGATTGGGTAAGAGTATTATGGGAAAATGGTAATAAAGATGATTATCGTATAGGAAATGAAGGTAAATACGACCTCTATTTTGCCACAGAAAAAGATGCACTCCTTCAAGAAGCTATGGAAAGATTTCCAAGTGGATGTTCTTATGAAGATACAATGGGAAGTCATCATAAAAACATTAAATATAATTATCCATATTGGTGGTCTGAATCAAGGATAGCTTTAAAAGAAGGTAAGGGATTGGTTTATGATAATGGTAAGTGGGCTGTACGTACTGATGTTCCTGTAAAAGAAGAATACGCAAAAATTATTAAACATAAAACAATAAATACAGATCAAAATGGCGAAAAATCAAAAAGTAATCCCAGCAGCAATGGGTCCACAAACACAACAAATGTTGAATGCAGTACCAAACGAGAAAATGGAATTAAAGTACAAAGACTTAATTTCAAAATCCCAACAACAGTTAGAAGCGGAGGAGCTGGACTTAAAAGTTCAAATTGCAAAGTCAGATTTGGAAGTAACAATAGCTACCACCAAAAAAGACTTAGCATCAGCTAGACGTGAATTAATTGCTGCTCAATCAGCTGTTCCTTACAATGTACAATATGAGTTAGATGCTTATCAACAAGTGCAAGGATTGGAATCAGCATTAGATTTTGCTGAAAGAATTTTATTACAGAGATTTTAAATTACAAAAAGAGGGAATGTAACTATTCCCTCTTTTTAATTTATTATGTATGAAAAATGTAAAAGTAGGGGATAAAGTTAGAGTGCTGAAACATTCTGGACATAAAAAAGAAGATTTTAAAGATAATTCCATAGAAGAAGGAGAAATATGTATTGTTTTTTATATAGATAGCTACACGGAGCCTCTTGCTTATGTAAATAGAACAGGAGCAAATAATAAAATAGAACCATATGAAGTATTATATGGGTATGAATATGAACTTTTTATTGATATTCCTGCATGCACCTACTATAAAATGCCTTCTATTAAACATGTGATACATACAGAAAAATGGTTAGTCTCAGTTGGTTATGAAATGGCTCAACCTATGGGAAGAGATCCGAATTATTTATTTATACATGGGAGTACGAAAAAGTTCCATTACAATAATTCTGAAAGTTATAATGATGATGATTATAAAAAATTTGAAGAATTATATAAGTATGGAATGCCTATATTTATTGAACAGTCGGTTCCTGAAGAAAATCCATTAATAACAGAAGCTAAGAAAAGATACCCTGTAGGAACAAGTTTTCATCCAGCTCATGTAGCTAATTCAAGTTTTTATTGTACTATTACAGAAAATTCCGTCTTTAAAATAATAAGTAGTGATGAAATAACTGCTAGTATAAATCAACAAAGTTGGGTAGATCCTGATTTATCAGAAAATAAAATATACGGAAACTGTCAGCTTAATAGGACTGTTTATTATAATGGAAAATGGGCAGATATAGCAAATGTTCCACGTGAAACAGAGAAGAAAAAAGAAAAAGTAGAAATATTCCCTGGAATATACATAGGAGATATTGTAGTTTCTTTGAATATAAAAGGAAACAATAGAGATGAAGGAGATATGTTTGAGGTTTTGCCTAATAGTTTTGACAATTCTTTATATTATAAAAAAGATGTAAATTCTTCTGATAGAAGGGATTGGAGAAAAGCTACACCAGAAGAAATAAATGCATATAATTTAGGAGCACGTAATATTGATAAATTAATCAGTATTAAAACTGACAAAGATGAAGTTATGTATTGCAAAGATGATGATTTTAATTATACAATACCTCCATCTCCTTGTCCTGAAATAGAACTTCCTAAAGAAAAACATAAAGAAATTGAAGCAATATCTGTATTTTTACCTAAAAAACAACAAGGTATGAATATGGATGTATTTACACAACAAAGTCCAGTGGTACTAAGTAAACCAAAACCACAATTAATAACAATTTAAATCAAAAACCATGTCAAACGAAATCAAAAAAGGTCAGTTGTTCATCAATCAAGTAATTGCACGTCTTAAAGGAGATAATGCAGAAGTGTTAGCTAATAAAATAGCTCGTAAAGGACTTTCAGCAGTTGAGGGTCAGTTAGCAAGTCTTAACTCTAAAAGAGTGGATCTTGAGTCAGCAGTAGAAGATGCAGAAGAAGCATTAATTGCTGCAAAGTTTCCAACAGAGTTAATCACTTCTAACGAGAACTACATTCAGAACATTTTAAATGCTCAGAATAAATTAAACAATGCTAAAGCTGATTTACAAGCAACAGAAGAAGCAATTGTATATTTTACAGATCTTTTGAATAGTTATTAATTACATTAAAAATGTACAGGTGTAAAAGCCTGTACATTTTATTAAAATTTTTAATATGAGTAATAATAAAGTAGAATTAATTTCGTGGCATAATGGAGACCGTGGAATTGCAAGAGCAGCGTGGACTTCTACTAACATAGATGTAGATAGTAAAACAGATCTTCAAATAGAAGACCTTATAGTGAATAAACTATGGAATAATGGTACAGGAAAACCACACAAAACTCCTTTTGAAAGAGGAATAGTGGAGTTTAATATTACCTGCGAACAGGCTTCACATATACATATGATTAAGCATCGTTTAGCAAATATTAACGGAGAAAGCGCAAGATATAAAGAGTTGAAAGAAGATAAGTTTTATCTTCCTGAAGATTGGTGGGAAATAAGAGTGACACCTGATGTAAAAGATGATTTAGAATATCCTCAAGAGGAATATATGGATTGGTTTCACGCTTTAGAATTATACACTGAATTAGGAAACAAATTATATCATAAAGCTTTAGCTCAATTAACCCCAATATTAGGACGCAAGAGAGCAAAAGAATCAGCAAGGTTTTTTAAAACCATGAATAGTCAACTTACATTATCTGTAATGATGAATATGAGTTGTTTTCAAAACTTTGTCACACTTAGAGCAGACGATGCAGCTCAGAAAGAAATTCATGAAATAGCAGATATGATGGTGGAAGCTGTAGAAAATATAGAAGGCAACCCATTTAAACACACATTAAAAGCATTTGGTATATGAAAAGTGTTATATTAATTTGTATTTATTTTGTATTATTGTTTGTTTGTTATAAAAGTGCTCAATATAAAAAAGACGATTATGAATAACTCAATACATGATTATGTATTTCATTTTAATGAATATACAAAACTTTGGTATGCAATACCTAGAAATGTTTACAAAGAATACTGGGACAATCAAGACACTAAAGGTGTATTAAAATCAAAAGAAATATCTGTTTTGATTGAATTAATTAACAAAGGCACTCAATTTATAGAAAAATTATGAAATTATTTAGAATTAAAGCAAGACTAAATCAAGAATCTATAGGAAGAACATTTTCAAAAAAAAATGAATATCATGTAGGAGTGGTATCAATGAACAAATGCCCTATAGTGGTTAAAGGAGATCCTACATTAATCTCTGAAACAATCTTTCATACAGAAGATGAGATTAATAGAGCTGTAGAGCTTATTGAAAGAGAGAATTTCTTTGATGTAGAAGTCATCCTTGTTAATAAAAAGAAAAGAAAGGATTATGAAAAAATCAATAGAAAATGAATTATATTGTAACAAAAAACAGACAATATTTTGAAAAAATTGGAGATTACCAATATTGTGATATTTCTGAAATGATATTTCCTGATGTAGTGTCTATAGATACAGAAACATCTGGATTGTTTCCAAGGAATTCTGATGTGTTTTGTGTTCAAATTGGAACAGGAACAAATAATTATCTTATACATATGTATGATGATAATTATGAATTTAAAGATGTTGTTCCATATATAAAAGACAAAACATTAATTTTTCATAATGCATTATTTGATCTTGGTTTTTGTTACAAACATAATTTTTACCCCGAAAAGGTTAAAGACACTATGTTAGCCACAAAAATCTTATATAATGGAGATATTTTTAACTTAAAAGCAGATTTTAAATCTGTTATGGAAAGAGAATTAAACATTACATATGATAAAACAGATCAAAAAAACATACATATTGTAAAACTTAGCCAACCCAGTACAATTCTTTACTCTTTTAATGATGTAGACAGACTTATAGAATTACATGATGCATTAGAAAAAAAAATAATATCAGGAGGATATACAGAAACATACAACTTACATTGTGAATATATTAAAGCACTAGCTTATATGGAACAATGCGGGCTACCAATTAGTTCTGAATCATGGAAAAACAAAATGTTAGAAGATCAAACAAATGCTTTTAAATGGAAAACATTAATTGAAGAATATATTTATGATAATATTCCTGAATATAGACAATCTCAATTAGATCTATTTAGTCAAGATAAAAAAATAAGTGTTCTTCTTACATCTCCTTTACAAATGGTAAAAGTGTTTAAAAAATTAGGAATAAATACTAAAGATAAAGAAGGTAAAGATTCTATTAATGAAAGTATAATATCAAAGAGTAAACATGAGTTTGTTGATATGTGGCTTAAATATCAAGAAGCAAACCATAGAGTGACAACATTTGGCGACACTATTTTTAAACAAATAGAAAATGAACGTATTTATACTAATTTTAATCCTATGGTGGATACAGCTAGACTTTCAACCAGAAAAGGGCATATTAACTTTTTAAACTTTCCTTCTGATAAAGCTACAAGAAAATCTTTTAAAGCTAATGAGGGAAATGTTATGGTGGTATGTGACTGGAGTGGTCAGGAAACTGTAATAGCTGCTGATCTTTCTCAAGATGAAGCTATGACTAAATCTGTTGTAGAAGGAGCTGATCTTCATTGTTTGTTAGCAAGAGTGTTATTTCCAGAAATAGCTGATCTTACAGATGAAGAAATTATTAAACAACACAAAGATAAAAGACAAGCTTCTAAGAGCCCAAGATTTGCAATGTCCTATGGAGGAAATGCTTATACAATTCACATGAATGAAAGTATTCCATTAAAAAGAGCTCAAGAAATTGAAGATGGATTTAAAAAATTACATGAAGGACTGTATACATGGGGTGAACAAGTTTTTCAACAATCTATAGCCACTGGATATATTGAATCAGCGGATGGATGGAAATTAAAGCTTCCTAAATATGAAAATTTTTTGGAATTAAAAGACAAAGTGGAGTCTATTAAAAAAGAGGAGTGGCAATTGTATAAACAAGGCAAAATTGATTATAAAAAACAAAAAGAAGACAAAACACACATTATAAAAGATCTTAATGCTTTTAAATTTTATAAATCAAAGAAAAAAGATGTTTCAGACTTTTTTAAACTAAAATCTGAATACCAGCGTTTGTGTTTAAACAATCCTGTTCAGTCTAGAGGAGCTCATCAGCTAAAAAGAGCTACAGTGATGTTATTTAATTGGATAAAAGAAAATAATTATTTAAATGTAGTGAAGATAGTTAATACAGTGCATGATGAATGTGTTTTAGAATGTCCAACAGACATTGCAGAAATTGTAAAAATACAATTAGAAAAATGCATGGTGGAAGGAGGTAATTATTACTTATCTAATTTACAAATTAAAGCTGATGCTCAAATTGGAATATCTTGGGGAGATGCAAAATAATACATTATGGCTAAAATAAATCGTGAAAATATAAGTGAACATTTGCTTGATTATCAACTATCTATGATAGACAGAAGCATTTATGAAGCTCTCATCAACCCAAAATGGAGAGAGGAATGGTGTATAAACGAAGAACAATACAATCAGTTTAAAAGATATGCCATTCCTCTTTTAAAAAAAGTGTTTAGATGTAACAAATCTAAAGCAGAAAAAACATTAGAATGGTTTCACAGCCAATTTGGTTTAAAAATTAAATGATTATGGAAGATAAAAAACACACACACTTTATTGAGGTATGGTCAGGATATAAAAATAAACCACATAATACCGAATGCGTTGAAATAGAAAAGTTACCAATATATTTAAAAATCACAGAAGAATATATGTTTTGCAAAACCGTTGCTATTTGGAAAATTAAATTAAAATAAATTATGAAAACAATAATAATAACAATAATAATAACAATAATAGTATGGGAAATAGTAAGAGGAATACTAAAAAAATTAATCCTAAAGTACATGAACGACATGTAATGATAAAGTTTTTTTTATTAGTAATTATAGCTTATATAGGACTTTTTATTATGGCTATTATTCAAAAAATTAAAGAACTTTTTATAAAATCATAATTATGACATTTGAAAAATTATAAACTATGGCTATAGCTTTATTAAAATTTGATCTAAATGATCCTGAAGATGAAATACAGCATAAGAGAGCTATAAAATCTCTTGATATGATGTTATGTTTCTGGGATATTAGTCAATATTTAAGACAAATAGTGAAATATGAAGACAATTCTAAAATATCAGGAGATGATATGGCTGATAAAATAAAAGAAAAATTCCATGAAATTTTAGATGAACATGGTATTTCAATTGATGAATTGTTGGGCTAAATTTTTAAAATATGGTGGAATTAAAAGTGGATTTTGAAAGAGAATTTTTAAAAGATTATATATATTTGTTAGAGGAGAATATGATCCTGGACAAAGAAATTCAAAAAGAAATGCACAGCAGAAAACCTGCTAAAATAATTGTAATAACAGAAAAAGTAGAAGAAAATGAACATAACCCCCTACCATTTTAAAGAAATAACTAATAAAGGATACAATTTAGATATTATATACACTTTAAAGCTTGTAGAAGAGGGAGTGGATGTCAAATCTTTTTGTGAAGAAGCTCCTAAATTAAAAATAGTTTATCAATCTATAATAAGAAAAGGATTAATATCAGAACAGGATTGTCTAACCACAGACGGGAAAAGTCTTCTCAAGTTTTTAGAAACACCAGCAAATGAAGTTGTTAAATTGATTAAACAAAAACCTAATTCTTCTGATTTTGATCTTTGGTGGAAAACCTATCCCTCTACAGACACTTTTGTTATTAAAGGAACAAACTTTTTAGGTAGCAGATCATTTAAAGTGAAAAAAGATGAATGTAAACTTAAATTACAAAAAATCCTTGCAGAAGGAGAATATACAATTGAAGAGCTTGTAAAAGCTTTAGAATTAGATGTATTCCAGAAGAAGGAAAATTCCTTTAAAACAAAAACAAATAAACTTAGCTTTCTCCAAAACAGTCTTACATATTTAAATCAAAGAAGCTTTGAAGGATATATAGATCTTATTAGACAAGGATTTTCTCCTAAAGAAGAACCAGAGATAGTAGGTAGTACAGACATATAAATATTTAATATGAATTTTCAGGAATTAAACAAACAAGTGGAGCTAGGACTGTCAAATAAAAACAGTGGAATTCCTATGGGTTTTAACAGGCTTAATAAATATATTGGTATTAGAAAATCCATATATACATTAGTGGGAGGGCTTACGGGCTCAGGAAAAACATCTTTTATTGATGATGCATTTGTTTTAAATCCATTTGATTGGTTTATTTCTAAAGAAGGCCAAGCTTCAGGAATAAAACTAAAAATATGGTATAGATCTATGGAGCGTAGCAGAGTGTATAAAATGGCTAAATGGGTGTCTAGGAAAATATTTCTTGATCATGGTATAATTATCACTGTTCCTAAACTATTAGGCTGGACAGAGAAAATGAACCACGATGAACATGATCTATTTTTACAATATGAGGATTATGTGGAAAGAATGAATGATGTAATTACAATTATTGATGGTCCAGAGAATCCTGTAGGTATAGCTAAAGAATTAAAAGCTTTTGCTGAAAAGAATGGAGAAATAGTTCAAATAGATCAATATAATAAGAAATACATTCCTAATGATGAAAGTCAGATAGTTATTCCTATTATAGATCATATTGGCCTACTTAAACTCACTAAAGATCAACCTACAAAGAAACAGGCTATTGATAAAATGTCAGATGAGCTGAGATATGCTAGAGATTTCTATGGATATAGTCCTGTTGTTGTTAGTCAGTTCAATAGAGATATTTCCAACCCAATAAGAATGAAAAATGGAGATGTAGAGCCCCAATTAGAAGATTTTGCAGAAAGCTCTTCCACACAAAATGATGCTGATGTTGTTTTAGCTTTATTTGACCCTATGAGATATAAAGTGCCAGATCCTTCTGGATATAGTCTTGAAAA